GCTGAAGAGCAAGGCCATCGCGCGGAGCCCCGGCATCACCCGCGGCATCTTCACGGACCCGTTCGCTGACGACTCTTATCGCGATGCCGGGGAAAGCCAGACGGCCGCCGTGTTCAACGGCACGCTCCAGATCGCCATCGACAGCAGCCTGCGTACCGTGCGGCTACCGTCGATCGGCATCCTGAACTACACGCTGGAGAACGTCATCAAGCAGCCGCTCGCCACCGGTTGCGTGAAGATCAACCCCTACATGAACTTCACGCCGCTGCCGGCGAAGCTCACCATCAATCCCGAGCGGGATTTCTGGGTGGAGTCGAGCCTGTCCGAGGAGACGAGGGTATTCGGCCGAGGCAACGAACAGCGCGTGCGAACCGAGGTGACGACCGATCGGGAATTGCTGCGCAACCTGCGCGAAATCCCGATCAGCTTCCGGATCGAGAAGTTCGGCGCCGGCGAGACCCTCGACGAATTGACATTCGACGGTATCGATGTGAACCCCGNNAACGGCAACGGTGTGATCACCGGCAGTTTCGACATTCCTGAAGGCGTCCCGAGCGGCATCAAGCGCGTGCGCTGCGTCGGTGGCTCGGGGACGGTCGCCACCACGCGCTTCCGCGGTCAGGGTGTGCTCGAAACCCGCGAGGAACTGACGATCGTCGAGCGCTTCCGGGATGATCCGCCTGTCGACTGGTCCATTAGTGAGCAGCGCGGCGGCTCCGACCCGCAGGCGCAATCGTTCGTCCTGCAGGAGGGGCGGCATATTGCCGGCTTCGCACTGAAGTTCTGCGCCATCGGCAACCGCAACAAGGATGTCATCATCGACGTCGTCGCGGTCGGCGATCAGGGTTTCCCGACAAGGCAGATGCTCAACTCGGTGCGGCTCGATATGCAGTCTGTCGTGGCCAATGCCTGGACACCGGTGCTGTTCGAATTCCCGCTCTACCAGCCGCCGGATACCTATCTGGCCTTCGTGGTGATGACCGACGACGCCAATCATTCGATTTCCGTGGCGACGCTCGGCGACTTCGACCAGTCCGCGCAGAAGTGGGTGACAGAACAGGCCTATATCGCCGGAGACCGGTTCTCCGGCTCCAACAGCCTGTCGTGGAAGATCCACCCTCGCAGCGACATCACATACCAGGCGAAGGCATGCGTCTTCGGCCCGCTGGAAAAGCGCATCGATGTCGGCACGTTCGCCGTCGTCAATGTGAGCGACATCATGGTGCTCGCAGCGACCGTGCTGCCGGAATCTGCGACCACGGTGGTGTTCGAAATCGACCTTGAAGGGCAGGTCTATCACGTCCTGCCCGAGCAGGCGCTTGAACTGACCTCGTTCTTCACCGGCAACGCCAAGGTGACGGCGATTCTATCCGGCACACGGACGGCGAGCCCGATCCTGGGCCGGGACATCATGGTCGCCTTCGGCACCATGATGTCGTCCGGAACCTATGTCGGACTGTCGTGGACCATGGGCGATCCCGTCGATGTCGAAGCATCGATGTCGACGTGGCTGCCGGCCGGGTCGACGATGGCCGTCGAGGTGGATGCGATCGACGACGCCTGGTCGGCCATGACGCTCGACAGCGTCACCCCGATCGACGGCGGCTTCGTCGAGCACACATACAGCAAGTCCGGCTTCGCGGCGGCCGACGGCGGGCGGATCAAGATCACGCTCACCGGCAATCCCGCCGCGCGCCCGGCAATCGCGGACCTCCGCGCATTCACGACGTGAGGCTGAGAGATGACCGTCGAACAGACGACCCCTAACCAGGGTTATCCGCTCCCGTATTCCGGGAATGACATTCTCGACGACGTCGGGCGCCTGCGCGCAGCGCTGGAGGCGATCGACAATGACGTCGCCACCCTGCTTTCGCTGCTCGCGGCCAAAGCAGGGCTCGATGCCCCGAACTTCGAGGGCATCCCGACAGCCGACACGCCGCTGCCCGGCGACAATTCGTCAAAGCTGGCGAACACGGCCTGGGTCGTCGATGCGATCGGGGAACTCGCGCTTCTGCCGTCTCTCTTGCAGACGGTCGCGAACAAGACCCTGCTGACGAACAATGCGTTCGCCGACGTCACCGACGACACCAAAAAGCTCGCTCTGGTGCTGTCGGCTATTACGGCGGGCGTCACCCGCACGCTGACCATGCCGGACGAGGACGTCAATCTCGGCGCGCTGGGCGCGCATCTAGCCTTCCGTCGCGCCAACATCCTCGGGACAGTGTCGCAGGCAGGTGGCGTGCCGACCGGGGGCGTGATCGAGCACTCAGAGGGAACGCCTGACGGCGGGGGTGACTATATTGACCTTGTCCGGTTTGCGGACGGGACGCAGATCGTTCGCGGGCGAAAGACGCTGGTGCGTTCCTCCACGACGCTGATGGCGGCAATCATCAACTTTCCCAAGAATTTCGTCGACGGCGATTACTCGGTTGCCCTCAACTATCGCCCGGCGAGCAACGGGAGCGCTCCGAATTCCTATGCATCGGATTGCACGCTAACCGGCAGAGACCTGCTTCACCCCGTTGCAGGGATCAAGGCCGTCGCGTCGGTGGATGTCGGCGCCCAAGCCATTGCCGGTGCTGGGACTTTCGGCTCCGGCGATAAACTCTACATCGACTTTACGATCACTGGCAGATGGTTCTGACGTGATGCGGCGCAAGTAAGCAGGAGCATTCCCATGGCACTCGAAACCTGGGGCATCACATGCCCGCCGGGCGAATGGACATTGATCATGGATGGCGACGAGACCACCATTTTCAAACTGCGCGACACCGGCTCGGTCTATGTCTATGCCGGGCAGGAAGAGCCCGAAGACGTGCCGCCGACCTGGGAGCACTATTACACGCTCGTCGCCTCCCGCCCATTTCCCGGACTCAAGAATCTCTCGGCCGAGGACCGCATCTGGGTGTGCCCCAAGGGCGAGGCGGCCAAGGTCATCGAGGTCATCAGAGCGTGATGCCGACCGAGCTTGAGCATCAGGATGACGAGGTGGACACCGGCGTTGCCGAACCCACCACACGCGATCCGGACACGCCGCCTGCCGGCGCGATCTATCTCACATTCGACGACCAGCCGCTCTCCTTTCGCGGCCGAAAGCTCATGATCAGGACCGACGATGGCTAACCTCCCGATTGAAAATCCCGGCGTCTATGAAGAGACCCTTGCTTCGCAGCTCCGCACTGCCGCGAAGGTGCTTTCCATCGAGGAAGTTGCCGATCTGGACGAAGACGGTGCCGCGACGCTTACGGATCTTGCGATTCCGCTTTATCGGGAGGACGAGCAGCGGAAGGTCGGCGGCGAGAAGCTGGCGGAGTTGGTGCATGAGGAAGAAAACCAGCTTCCAGTGGCTGAAAACGGCGTTAGCTATCTGCGAGCTTTAGACGCTTCGGGGCGGCCAGTGAAGGTTTCGACCTTCGCGGTGAACTCGGCTGACTTTGGGACGCCGGGCACCACTGCGGCGATTGTGGCCGCGATCTCCCGTTGTGCTGAGGCTGGTGGCGGAGTTGTTCACGTCCCGGCGGGGACTTGGGCGATCAGCGAAAAAATCGAAGTTCCATCCTATGTTAAACTCGTAGGGGCAGGGATAGATGTTACAATCTTCCGCGCTGTGGATGGCCTAGATGACGATCTTTTCACCACACCCGAGACGGGGTCGCTCTGGTCGGGGAATACCGAAGAGGGCGCTCAGTACTGGGGCATCAAGGAATGCACCATTGATGGGAATAAAGGGAATCAGTCGGCTGGCTGCGGTATCCGCACCTATAGCCGGTCCTACTTCGTAGAGAACGTGAAGATTGAGAACTGCAAAGGCAAAGGGTTTCAATCTCGCTGGGGAGACGGCCCCGCCTACGACGACGACGACGACCGATCTTCAGACCTCTTTATGGAAGCGCGGATCAATAACCTCCTCGTGCAGTATTGCGATGAGGACGGGTTTTGGTTCGATGGCCCCCACGATTCTCGCATCAGCCAGGTTATCTGCGGCTTGAACTCCCATTCATCCCACGGCGATTACCCTGGATTTTACACCGGGCCACGCGCGGGAGGCACTCAGGTATCGGATTGCCACTCTTGGGGTGAGACGCAGGAGCGGGCCTTTAAGATCGAAACGGGCGGCATCTGCTTTGCGAACTGCTACGCGGATGAGGCCTACATCTCTCTGGTCCACATTATGGCGCCCAACGTCAAGTGGGTGGGGGGGAACGCTATAGGTGGCT